TTTCGCGGTGCGTTCGGCGGCGGTACCGGAAGATAATGAACGGGTAGCCTGAGCATAAAATGAGCCCCGCACCTGAACTTTTGACTGTGCTGTCGCAACCGCGCCGCCAGCATTTTTCAGTTTGTCCATCGCATTCTTTACCAGGCTGGCTTCCGGCTTTTCCGTTTTCGTGCTTTTATTTTTAGCTTCAGATATTGCTTGCTGCCATTCCTTACGAGCCTCGGTCAAAGCTTCCTTGGATTTTTTGAGTTCATCCGCATACTGCGCATTATGCTGTTTCAGGTTGTCCGCCATCTGCTGCCCGATAGCATCCTGTTCAATCTGCCGTCTTTGTTCAATTTGAGATTTCTGCTTTTGAGAATCCTTGTCTATCTGGTCATATGCGGCATCTTCTCCGATATTTTTCTTGGCGGCTTCCGCATCTATTTGCCGTTTTTCAGCTTCAATGTCAATTGAATCATCGAACATGCCTTTGATGTCAAGCCACTTTTTAGCGAGCCAGGCGAAAGTGTTATTCCAGGCTTTCATGATCGCGCCGGTAAATCCAATCCAGAATTTTTGCAGGAAGCCTACCACACTTACCCAGGCTGATTTCAAACTTGCCCAGGAATCGGTGATTATGCTCAAAGCTCCATAGAAAGTTTCCAGCGTCGCGGTCATGAATGCCTGCTTAAAGCTGATCCAGTAGCCCAGAAGCACACTTATCCCTTTCTGCCAGGCGACCTGCAGGCTCAGCCAGAGAATCCTTGCTGCCAGCGAGTAATCACCTGCTGATAATGCCGCCTTAATTCCATCAAACGCCGTACAGGCGAACTGCTTTAATTTGGCGAATTTCGACCCGAACCAGTCGATAACATCACCGATAACGCCGCTTTGAATCAGGAACGCAGCCCCAACTGCCGCAACCGCAGCAGCGACCAGCCACCACACTGAAATACTGACAGTCAAAATTGAAATCAATCCGCTGATGATTCCGGCAAGGAAACTGATAGTCCCGGTAACCGCGGAAACGATTGACAGCAGACCGCCGATAGCAAATGACAGAGTTCCGGCAATCGCTCCCAGAGTCAGCAGTCCACCTCCAATTATTGCAATGATTCCGACAACTTTTGCCGCAGTTACCACCAGTTTTTTGTTCTGCTTGATAAAGGTAGTGACCGCGCTGATGACCCGCATAAACACACTCGCTGCTTTTCGCAGATCATCAGCCAGAGCCTCACCGATTACCGACAATGCCAGCAATCCCGTCTGCTTGAGTCTGTTAAAAGCCATGGAAAGAGTCTTTGACATTTTTGCAAAGGCGGTTTCAGTTGCCCCGGCACGTTTTTTCATGGTTTCGACATCATCGGAGAAGCCCTCCATATTCCGCAACGCCGGAAGCACACCACGCAGAGCCCGGATATTTGGAAATAACTTGCTGACTGCGTCCGGCGGAAGTTTGGATATTTTCTTGAAAATTCCTTCCAGACCTTCGGATTTGATTGCCGCTGAACTCATCTCAAAGCCCAGTTTTTTAGCGTATTTTGAAGCTTCGTCTGTAGGTTTTAGGAAGGTCGAAATAATCGCATTCAAGGCAGTAACGGCATTTTCAGTTTTAACCCCGTTTCTGGTCATCGTCGCAATAGCCGCACCCAATTCTTCCAAATCCACACCAGCACTTGCGGCAGTGGTTGCAACCATACCGATACTCGGGGCTAATTCAGAAAATGTAGTCTTGCCTTTCTTGACCGTTTTGAACAGCAAATCAGAAACGCTTTCCGCATGATCCGCACTCAAACCGTAGGCATTCAAAATCGTGGTAATGGCATCCGCCGCCACTCCGGTATCAGTAAGCCCAGCCTTTGCCGCTTTTGCCGAGACCGCCAGTACGTCAAGCGCCATGGCAGGATCAATTGAAGCAGACAAGATATCGTACAGACCTTTTGCCAAGGTATCCGTGCCTTCGCCAAACTCAACTGACATTTTACGGATGCCTTTTTTGAATGACTCCATATATTTTGCCGGTTCGTCAAGCATAGTCGAAACATTCGCCATCTGCTGTTCAAAATCAGCGAAAGTCTTAGCTCCGCCGACAAACGGCATCGCCAGAATCGCACTAATTCCTAGCAGTTTTTTACCGGCAGCAGTCACGCTGCGACTGAAATTTTTCAGCTTGGCCTGTGCAGCTTTAAGCCCGCGAATGAGCGCGCTGTTTTCCACAGTCAGCTCGATATACGCGGCACCGGCTCGAATGTTTGCACTTGAAGGCATTAAGAATTCCTAATATTTAGTTTGTTTCTGCCTACCCTTTCTGCTTTCTGCCTATTTTTACTTGAAAAATAGGCAGAAAGATTGTATAAGCAGCAAAAACACTGCATATAACAAATTTTGAAAGTATTGTTATTTCTTTCCCCACATTTCTTTCATAAACTCAAAGGCAAGACGAGTGTCTTTCTTGGCTTTATGAGTTACGTAAGGGTTGAAAACTTCAGGCGAAATCGCCCGCTGTTTTTTCGGGTCGCGGTTGATATTGAAAAGCATTGCCAGAACTGAAGATGTGTGATTCCAGTTATCTTTTCCCCTGGCATCAGCCATGATCAGGAGTTCCCGGAGCGTGAATGGATCTGGATTTATACCGAGGATTCCGGTGAGCTGGTAGATGAAGTTATATATTCCTTCACCTGTTTCTCCAGTTCCCTTTCCAACTTGGGATTGTCCAGCTCCAGCTTCAGGGCTCTTTCCATCTGGTTCTTGACTTTTTCTCCGGCGTTCATGAGCTTGCGAAGCACCAGCCGCTTCGCTTCCGGGAAAAAATCGACCAATTCCTCCAGCAATGCCGTAGTCGCGTGCTCAATAGCATCGCCCCCCATCGCTACTCCGAAATCTTCATCACTGATATTCTGCGCATCGGCCTCCGGCTTGCAGATGCAATAAATGACATCGCACAGCAATACCGGATCACTGGCCAATTGCTCAAGCAAGTCGACATTCGGCTTGTTATTGGCATCCAGTTTTACTACGTCCAAAAGGTTAATGTCCAACAACGAACGCACCCGTTTGACCGTGGCGACATTGACAACAATCGTCCAGTTTCGGTTCTGGTTATCCTTGAAACACTTCATTATTCACCACCTCCAGTTGCGCCTTCCCATGCCGGTTCACGGGTTGATTTCGCGGACGGTTTCACGTTTACCGCATAGCTAATTACTTCTTCCAATCCTTCTGTGCGGTTGAATGAAATAACCTCAAAATCAGCATCCAGCCCGACTCCGCCAGTTTCAGCGTCGGCAATGAATAACGCAATTGCAGCGTCGTTGAAAAAAGCATTCTGAATTGCCAAAAATCCGGCATCGGAAGTATCCCCGGCAAGGGTGAATTCAACCGACGCGTCTTTCAGTCCGGACAATACTTTTTTCCAGTTGGATGACCTGACCGCGACTTCGGCACTGCCTTTTTCGATGTTTAATGAAACCGAATCAGCCACATGCTTGAGTTCCGTCGAGGCTTTTGTGCCTGCGGCTCCATAAAAAATCTTTGCTTCAAATCCTATTTTGTACATAAAAACCTCCAATGGTTATTTGATGGATGAACTCCAAAAATTAGAAATGCGTCGTTTATTCACCTTCAACGCTGGGCCCATATACGATCTCGCGGGGTACTCTCTGCCGTAATACTTGCCGCCAAATTCATGGGCGCTCCCGGAACGTCCGGCTATTGAATATGCTGGTCCGATTACCGCTCGCATCTTAGACTTGTCGACATTGTAAAGCAGTGCTCGTTTGAGCAGTCCCCGCCGGGTATGCGGCGGTGTTCCGGCAGTGGATTCTTTCGGACTGCGCCTGATGCTTCGCCTCGCGGTCAGGCGAATCGCGGCTGCCGCATGGTTCAGGCTTTTGAACGTTCCGGCATCAGCTTTTTTTCTGACTTTTTTAGCATCAAATCTGGAACGGCATTTCAACCCGAACATCTCACGTCACCCTGAACTTGAGCGTGATCACGCTGGTGAACTGCCGGTATTGCCGCAAATGTTCAGGATCGTAAACCGGATCATTTTCAATCCCGACACACACAGCTTGCTGATATTCAGTAAGGCGTTTACGGTCAAAAACTCCAGCGATTTCCTCAACCAGTTGCAGCAATGCGGCGAGTTGATCAGGATCGGCAGTCTTCTTTTGCACGCCAATGTCGATCTGTACTTCCTTAGCGGACTCCTGACGGACTGCCCCAGAAAACTTCAGCGATTTCGGCACTACCGTAACTTTCAGATTTTTTAAATCTTTAAGTTCAAATTCCGGTTTAAGATTGACTTTGGCGGTAAAATCCTGCGACAACTCCGCATTATTAAGCTCAGCTGCCACCGCATCAGAAATATCGATTAGCAAAGACATTTTTACCTCAATAAATACTGGATTATTGCCGCGGCAGCTGCTCCAAACAAAACCCAAATCAAACGATTATGGATTTTAGCTGCCTGTTCAAGCCGGTCTAGCCTGACGGTGATTCCGGGCTTGCCATTACCGCGAATGGCTGAGTCCAGTTTGTCTAGTTTTTCAAAGAGCAAATCGAACTGCTTTTGGCAATGTTCCAGTTCACTACATGGTTCCATTATTCCGTTTCTCCAGTTAATTTGGTGTGTATTCGCAGGCTCTGTCGGAAACTGTCGGAGTAGCTCCATTCGGGCTCATTGTTGGGTGCCATAACTTCATATATGAAGCCGTTTTCAATGATCTCATCGCCCGGTTCCGGCTGTATCCGTGTGCTATTCAACACCAGATCATCAGTGCTGATTAGATAATCCCGGCTTTCAATATGCTGATAGTGTCCATAATCGTCCGCAACTTTGAACACTGTCTTGCCGATGGTAGCTGAAACCTCAACGGAATTACTGCCGCGCCGGTAGATTACCGGCACGGACAAGTGAGTTTTCCGCTGAGATTCCAGCCAACTTAAGCCTTCCTGCAGCATACTCATTATTCTGTCGCTATCAGACCAAGTGTGCGCAAGGCCGCCAGGATGGAATCAATTTTGCCTTTATTGGCTTCAACATCATCTTTGAGAATATTGTATTCCGCTCCAATGGTGGCAAAATTATTATTGATTGTGCCCGACTGATCAGTAGAAGTATCCGCTACCGCCGCCAGTTGGTGAGTACCACTGGCCGTTCCGCCGGACTGATCGTCGATATCCTCGGCATTGGCTTCGGGATCGGTTATTGCCCCTGTCGCGCTGATCGGCACATCACGTGAAACATTGATAATTACCCGGGCGTGGGCATCATTGTCACTGGATGCGATTATGGTCTTGCCGAGGTATTTGTTTTCTCCGCCAGTTGTAGTTACCTGTGAATTTTCAGCATCCCAGAACATAATCGTGCCTACCGCAATCGCGGTACCTTCGCCCGTGGCTTTCGGGATATCAAATACTCCAACCAGCGCCAGCGAGCCAAGTGTCCCAACTTTAATATCGAGCTTGGCTATTCCAACCAAATCACCAATAATTACCACATCTCCAGCCGCTACGTCAGCTTCGGGAATAAAGTCAATTTCATGACCTCGCTGTACATATTTTGCTATCATAAAAACCTCCAATTAAATAGAATTAAGAATTTTGGTCCGGGGCCGTAGCGCAAAGCGCGAAGTATGCCCCGGTTATTCGCCTGTCAGTGCT